TTACAGTTGTTTGATTTAATGATAAGTCAAGATCTAACTTCGATGCTCTTGCCGGCATATTTGTTTTAAATGCTACTAATGCTGCTTGTAACGCATCATCTATAGAACCCATCCAAGCTGTCATTCTGTATACAGCATCCATTGTTGACGCATTATCCATTGATTGTGCAAATTTAGCATTAGGAAATGCTGTTCTTAATACATCACCATATAAGCCAGCTATAAACTCAGATGGTAATTGACCGGTCATAAACAAAACATTACCTAATAAATTTTTAAATTGTGTAGCTGGTGAAGAAAGTATTGAAGCCATAAACGCTTGGTGTATTTGTGTTTTTGTTTTTGCATACCATCCACCTTCAGAAAAAGTATTTATAGCTTTAAGTACATCTGTTGCATTACCATCTGCTTCAGCAGCAGCTCTTGCTTTCAACAATTTTTTTGCTAATTCTTCAGAAACACCAGCTCTTAAATCTTCTTCAAGCATTGCTCCGGCAGCTTGACCAGCAGCATATGCATCAAACTCACCACCAACTTTAATATTAAATGATTGTAAAGCTCTTGCTACTTCAGATTGTGCGCCTTTTAATTGAGCTTGTAATGCAGAGTGTATTGCAAGTTGCCTACGAAAATTAAGTTTATCAAAATCATTTGCCTGACCACTTTCAATTTTTTTTGCCATTTCTGTAAGTTTTTTTGCACTGGATATTAATAATTGTCTACCAGCAAGCAATTGTTCAGCACCAAGAGGTTCACCTAATTTTCTTTTTAAAATAGACCTTGTTAAACCTACTTCATTTTTTAATTTTTCTATTGCTGCATCTCTTGTTTGATCATTTTTTACAATACCTCTTGTAAACTTAGAGGTATCATTTTTCATTAATTCAGATACTGCACCTATAGTATTCTTTAAATCTTCTGGACTATCAATACGGTCAAAATTAAAATCATTAAGATTTGTTATATCATTTTTTATGTACTGCAATAACTGTGCTGTTTTATTAGCACTAGCCGTACCCATTTCAGTAGTAAAGCCTTGTTTATCAGCAGTAACACCTTTTTGACCAGTTTGTATAATTTGTTTGGCTTCAGCATCAAATTCACTTTCGTCAAGTATATCTAACGCTTTTTTTGTTATGGCTTGTTCATCTGTAGGTAACGCCCTAAAATTTCTAGATTCAAATTGATCAAAACCTTCTTGACTTAAAAGCCCTTGATCTCTTAATTTAACAGCAATTTCTTTTTGAGTTTGGTTATAATCAAAATTACCTACATTATCGATAATATTATATTCTTGTGATGTAGGTACTTTACTTGGCTGACCAGACTTAACACCACCAGCTGTAAGTTTATCACTTTCAACAGGCGTAATATCAGTATTAATATCTGTTACTTTTTTATCAGTTAACAATAGTTTTAAGAAAGGTCTAAATCCACCAGCTAACAACGTAGGATCTTTAGCAAACTCGTCAGGTGAACCAGCTACGTCCATGCTTTGTGTAATTGTGTTTCTTTCCGCTATTTTTTGCGGATCTAATGTAGGATCTATTGCCATGATTTATTGCCTTGTTTCTTTATTTGATAACGCTAAAGATCCACCACCTACTGTTGCAATAGCTGGCGCAAATAAGGATTGCCCTTTTGAAACTGCTTCTTTAACTTTAGGCGTTAATATAATAGTAACGCTATCTTCAATCATATCTTGGATTTGTGAAGTTTCTGTATCTACTTCTATAACCCCTACCCTTGCATCTTTATCCATTTTATTAATTATTTTCTTTATTCTTGCCGGAATAATTTCATCATAAAATTTTACATTACCTTCTGCGCCATATCTATCTTTATGAATATGACCAGGGCTAAATGATATGTAATCGTACCCTTCTTCATTCGCTATAGCTAACAATCGTTTTATAGTTAAATCTGTCCATTGGCTTGTACTTGTAACAAATGGTGCTTTAGGCGTTGATGCTTTTAAAAATCCTTGATCATCGTATATTCTATTTTTTGCTATAAATTGTGTTAATTCTTCTCTTCTTTTTTTATTAGATAAAGTTTCTTTTGAATTATCTGATAAAGACCCATCTTTAGACATTTTATTAACTATTTCATCTAATTCTGCATTTGCATCTTTTAATTGTTGTTTAAGTTTAGTTAATTCTTCTTCTGATTTCCTAAAACCACTTTTTCTGCCAGTTTGCGCCCAATCTGATTGTATTTCCTCAACATAAAGAATTTTACCACCATCAACAGCTTTTCGGTCTGTGGTTCTTATATGTGCTATTATATCTTTTTCTGGAAAATGATTGCTTTGAAAAACTGCATTTTTTAAAGTAGGACTTCTATTTTCATCTGATAACTGTAATGTAAACTCACGATAATTTTCACCACCAGGAATAGTATAATCTTTAAATAAAGTTGCTTCGTAGTCAGGGGCAATCAAATCGTTGTCCATAGCGTGTTGTTGTACCTGTATTTTTGCTTCATTAAGATTGTAAACAGGATTATCTTTATTAATAGCGTTTTTATAATTTGTAGCATCAGCTCTACTTGCAAAAAAAGTCCACCCAATTTCATCAGTACCTGTTAAAACAATACCAGTTGTTTGATCTTCCAATATTCTTATTGGATCACCGTAATATTCATCTATAGCCTGTTTTTCTGCTTGGTCTATTGTTAAATCTGGATCGGTATCAACATTTTTTTGAAGATCATAATCTTCTTTTAGTTCATCAGCTCTATTTGCAATATATTCTGGCCCAAAAGCTTCTTCTGGTGTCAATGTTGCTTTTAATTTGCCTTCTTCTAAAAAATTACTAGGTGGTATTCTACCCTCATTAATATTATCATTATCAAGTCGTATATCGTCATCATTCCAGTTTAAATCTAATTCACTCTGATCACGATCCCTAACGTGTTCTCTTATTTGTATTTTATTTAAATCAAGATGTTCGACAATTTCCTGTTTTGTAACATTTTCCTTATTTAATACCTCATCCAGACCTGTCCATTCAATTTCATCTTTTTTAACACCAGCATTAATAAGCATATTTTTAAATTGTTTTCCCATACCTTTTTCTTGGGTAAGTTTTAAAGCTTCATCCTGCGCTTTAGAGAAAAAACCTAAATAGTCTAGACCTGCTTTTATTAATGGACCTATTCCTGAAGCTTCACCTTCTTCTGTTGTTGATGCAGTAACTGCTGCTCCAGTTAAGCCAATTTGTCCAATCTTAGAAGCTACTATTTTTGTAGCTGCTAAAAATGCAGACCCAATTAAAACACTATCTGTTGTAGCACCTTTTACTCTAGCTTTTAATCTTTCGAAACTAGATACATCATTTGGATTTTCAATATAAGAGTTCATAAAACTTACAAATTCGTTCTGTACGCCTAATTCTTCCGCTAGAGAAGCCAAATTTCCTACCCTTGGGGTTATAGCCGCATCACCTAATGCACCCTTCACAAACGATCTTGTGGCTCCTGTAGTACCACCACCAGGCATTAAACTAGAAGCAACTAAAAACGCTGTAAGTTCACTTCCTATTTGGCCATATTCAGTTTCAGGTTCTATTTCTTTTAATGCATCTTCGAAATCTTTAGTAGTCAAACCAAATATAGGCATCACAAGATCAGTAACATTTGCATTATCTAAATTTATGCCATAGTTCTTTTTAAATTGTTCTTGCAACATTTTATTAGCAATTGGATTTAAAACTTGGCCAGTAAACAAAGAAACATCTTTTACCATGTTTGCAGCGTCTACTGTGCCTTTAATTGCTCCTGATACAACAGACTTACCAACTTCTTTGCCAACATCTGTCTGTACTAACTTTTCTGACGCTACAGCTAATGGAGCTGGTCCAGGTCCAACTGGTTGTCTTGATAGCGTTGTCATTGCAGATTTAAAAGTGTTTACAAGAGATGTAAGTAAATCTGTTTTTTCAATACGATCATCTACATTTGTTGTAGTGTCTATCTCTACAAATGTATTTTTTGCTAGTTTTTCGGTATTATCGTCCAAAACTTAATCCTATTCTACTATTACACCCAATGTTCTTAGTTGAGCATTTATTAAATCAACAATTTGTTTATAATCTTTTAATTCATTTGGGCTTCCATTAGCATTTTTTACGTATAACAATCTTTGTTGCGCTGTAGAAAGTAAATTACGTAAAGCAGCTTTTCTTTCATCTGAAGAGCCTATATTTAATTCGTCTATATCTACAAACATTAAATCATTTTGAAATAATCCTGGAAATTTGTCTTTTGCAATTGTTGACCTTGAATTTTCTTCTATTCTTGTTTTAAAAACCTGAACAAAATCGTTAAAAATTTCAGCTTCAAAACCAGAAGAATATGTACGTTTTAATTCGTTAAATTTGTTTCTAATAAGAGTACTATCAATACGTACAAAGCCACTACCCTTCCTTTCTTTAATAGCATTTTCGTTATCTATTGTTGTATTTAGTACAAATTCTTCTAATCTTGATCTTATAAGATTTGCATATTCTATTTTCTTTTTTAACAAATCACTATCATCTCCACCAAGAAGAGCAGCGTTTGCGCCAATAGACCTTTCATAACTTGATGTTAATTGTTGTATTAATGTGAAAGCTTTTGTGTCTTGTGATTTGTTTTCTAATGTTAAAATATATGGTTCAAAAAATTGATAATGCAATTCAGGATTTTTAAATAATATTCTATTTCCTAGAAAAACTCTATCTCTGTAACTATTAATTAATTCAAATGTTAGTTTGCCAGCATTCTCAGCTGCACGTAATTCAGAATGAATTATAGTTTCTATTTCATTTCTTTCTTGACGGCTTAATTCGTAAAATTGTCCTACTGCTCTTGTATCGTCCAAAACTGTAAAATTCATATTATCAGTCATTTCATCATCGCCTTCAAATAACAAAGTTCTTTCTTGAAAATTTTGTATTTTTGTTATTTCATCAGCCGACAAACCTAAAGTCATTCTATTTTGATAAAAACCTAAAGCCATATAAGCTTGTAAATCAACACCACGAACTACCCCATCACCATCAAAATCTATAAGTCTACCAGTTGTATTTTCATCTACTTCAAATGTGTCAAAAATTTTAAGCTCTTTGCCATCTTCTGTGTCAAAAATTTTATCGTAAAATCGCAATCCTGAAACTTTATCAAATATTATTTCGGCTTGCCTTAATGAGTATTCTCCTAATGGATTAATCAAAAAATATGTTTCTTGAGCATCTTTAAGGTCTTTTTCATCTTGTTTATCTCTTGCTTCTTCTGCTTTTTTATATTTATTATAAAGCGTTGCTTGCTTATCAAATTGTTCATTTAATAATTTAGTACGGTCTGTTTCATTCATTAGAGAAAGAGCATAATACACACCCTCATTTAATGACCCTTCTACTTCTGCAAAGTTAGCACCGTCAGCCGACCAATCTAGTAAATCTAATGTTCTATTTAATCCTAATTGTGGACGTTCTTGTAGATATTCTAATGTAATTAATGTTCCAACTTCTTTAATTTTATTATTAAGATACAATTGTCCTTTTTGTGTGACTTTAAGTTTATTATCTTTATCTAATGAGTAATTACCTCTATTTGTTGTAATAAATCTTGATAAAAGACTATCTACGTCTTTCATTTTTAAGTCACTGGATAAAGTACTCATTAGAGCAGTTTCAGCTTGCTTTTGAGCCGCTGCTGCCCTTGCTGCAATCGCTGCATCTACTTTTTTTCTTAATCTAGTTCTTGCACTGTTTTCAGCAATATTAAATTTACTTTCAAATTTAAGTCTAGAATTAAGATTTGTACCTATATTGTTTTGTAGTGTTTTTTTTATTTCATTAACTTGCTGGTTCCATCTTGGTTGATCACCATCAAGTACAGAATAAATATTAGCATCATTTGCCATAACATTTTCTAATGACGCTAATTGCGTTGCCGCAGCTAATAAATTTTCTTCAAGTTTTAATTGTTCAGCAACTCTATATCGACCTAATGATATTTCTGCAACCTCACTCAAAAAAGCGTTTAGCGGTGCTGCTTTATCTATTTCTGCCTGTGCAACACTAAAACTTTTTCTTGCACGTATAGACGCACCAGGCACACGATTAGAAGGATTAAACTTAGCTGTGTAGGTTGGTATTCTCATTAGCTCTGCCCTACCCTTCCTATATTAGCACCACCATAAAATTCTTCACGTAATCTTGCTGCCTGTCCTAAAGAACTAATAAGTGATTTTGTACCTTGAGCTTGTAAACTAGCTGCTTGTGCGCCACCTTCCATACGAGATAATTCAGCTTGCAAACGTGCATCTTCTTGTTTGTCATTTATCTCCATATTAATAAGTTCGTTTTCAAAATCCATTTGTTCTAAAGTAAAATCAAATTCATTGGCACTTTCTAAACCAACAAATATAGGCGTACCCATAGATAAATCTACACCAGAATAAGCAAACCCAGCACGTTGCTCACCACGTAAAGTATCAAAATCTTTTCTAGCTCTTTTTTTGGCAAGCACTAAATTATCATTAATAATCGTGCGTTGCTTTTCTAAAAGATCTATATCACGTTCAATTAACTTAGCGTTAAACTCGCCAACTTCTCTTGCTGCTTGTGCGGCACTGTCTGCTGCACGTTTTTGTTGTAAGCCACCAATTAAAGTAGCCCCTAATGTTAATACTTGAAATATATTCATCTAAATATCAAAAGTTGTTAATCTTGGATAAATTGCTAATACTGTCAAAGGTAAAGCTTGGGTTTGTCTAAGGTGTACTGTGTCATTTTCATAGTACGTACCGGTAAATTCTACTGTTTTATCACCAGTAAATAACGGTACTGCTTCACTTGCTGCCATAGAACTATCACGAAATGGTATACTTTCCAATGTGTCATTATTAGGTCCAACATCTAACCCTACTGTATTTAACAATCGTACAGTAACGCCATGCAATCTTTTAGGCTTGCCTTGTGATGTACCATCTGCACTACCAGCTTCTAATCTTAATGTTTGCATACTTGAATTATATCCTAAACCCATGACCGCCAATGTGCTTTCAAATGATAATGTAACATCACCAGATGATACTGTACGCACAGCATGAGCTGCTCCATTGGCCGTTATAGAAATAACCTGACCTTCCAAATGATATAACCCTGTCATGGCCGTTGTTCTTTGTGTTGAATAATCAGCTGGCGTAGGCCATCCAGATGGAAAAGTTAAAGCACTATCACAAAAGAAAGCTTCTTCTGTTGTATTGCCAAATTCAATTGATTTTAATCGCTCAATATATCTTTTTGTAGCACTATTGATTGTTCTTTTGACAATCATGTATAATTCATCTTCACCACTATCTGACGGTAAAGTTGCAATACTTTCTACAACTGCATTTGTTTGTGATGCACAGCGTAAATTATTATCATCTGACGATGTTGCCGTTACCACCTGACCAATAGCAGATTTTATAGTAACTGTAGTTGTACTTGCTGTAGCCGTGAAATCATCATGGTTATTAATGGCTGTCGCTAAATTTGTAGCTGTTGTATTACTTGCACCACTTACAGGAATAAAGTGTAATGTAGATGACGCTGACGATGCGCCTAATGCATCTGCTGTAAATGTAACGCTTGTGCCATCACCTTTTGTTAACGTCACCGTCTTACCAACAAATGAAGATGTTACGCTTCCTACAGTTACTGTTGTTGTTCCTAATACACCACCTAATAAATGTTTATGCCACGCAACCACCTGTTCTTCTCGCCTGTATGTCATGCCCAACAAAACACCATCACTGCGCAAACACCAAACAATACTATCCGGCTCTTGTTGATACGCAAACTCAGTAATACCACCCTCTGTAATATGTTCAGAGAGTATAGTCATATCCGGTGCTTGATAACCAAATTCATCTACATCACCTACATATCTAAACTCACGTACCTTACGCTGATTACGCTGCAAAAATAAAGTCACATCAGCCACCTGTACCGGTGCTACTTTTGCAGAACCATAATTACTATACTTTCTTATGAGCGTTGTTGTTGGCGTAATTGGACCTTGGCTTGATGTTGTTACAACAAATTCACCACCAGCCGTACCAATAACTAAAACCCTTGTCGCTGACATCCACCGGATTTCATTGACCGTATTACTTGCAATCGTATAAACTAATGCATCGTCTGCATTAGAACCAGTGGTAAAATCTGTATAGCTGCCGTTTTTACTAAAAAATATTGTTTGTGGATTATTGTTTGTACCAGCAAATACTAACCGTTGTTCAAAGAAAGTAACCACAGATGGATAATTATCTGAACTTACATTAAGATTTAAAATAGATGAATTACTTGATGATGTTAAAGAAGGGGTTGCAAAGGTCCAGTTATTATTTGCAGATCGTGTTAATGTTCTTATTGCATGACTAGGATGCACTAAAAACATCGTATCAGCACTTTGCGCAAAGTTTACATCTGCTAATTGTGCAGACGTATAAGGCGTTGCTACCTCAAATATTTTGTCAACTGTTTGCGTTTCTCCAGCGGAAAATGAACCCATACTAGTTGTATTAACTGCATTTCCAAACAAGTCTGTAAGTGTAAATGTCGTACTTGTTGCGTTGGCAATTTTAAAATTTCTATTAAGTAAATCTGGCAAATCAACAGTAATAAATACTTCATCACCATTACTTAAAAGGTGATTAACTGCACTAGAACCATCAGCAGCATCTGTAGTTGTAAACACACCAGGATTAGCATTTGTCATGGACATGATATGCTTTGCAGATCCTGTTAATATTTGCTGACCACTGCGATACACACGCATGATCTGATCACCAAATTCAAGAATATACGTATCACTTGTTTTAAACTGAAAAGGTATTAACCGTGTTGTGTCAGCACTATCTTTGACTTCACCTAAAAATTCTGTGCCTGGTCTACGTGTTACACCACCTTGCGGAAGCACAAGAAAATTCGTTAAGTCAGACAATCCTTCAGAGTATTTCTGTAGTCCAACCCTGCCTTCCAGCTTTGGAGATAATTCACCGCCTGTAAATGAAGATAATGCTGGAGCTGATTTTGGCATTAAAATCTGCTTTCGATAAGATCAGAAGCTTCAATGCGTTGTGGCGCACCTTCAGTAGCGTCAACAAAACGTGCTTCTTTTAGTTTCTCCTGATATAAATTATACGTGCTATTCATCAAAGTATTAGAACCGGTAATCGCATAGCAAACTTCATGCGCTAAACGTGCTGCTAATGCTTCAATTAATCCACTATCATACTTTGTTGTATCAGTAATCTGACCAATATATTTAATTTTTGCCGTACCTTCATCTGTAAGTAATAAACGACCTTCAATTACATAAACAGGCTTACCATCGTTTGTAAGCATATTATCCATAGGATACGTTAATGTACCATTACTAAATTCAAGCACTCTTAAACAGGATGGGTCTGTTGGTAAGATAAACTGGTTAGTATATCCAAAGTTTGGTGAAGAGCTGTCTTTTGACAAGGTAGCTCTAGATATTAAACTATTCCAGGGATGCGCCCTAAATACAGCATCACGAACATTATCAAATCTTTGATTAATAACAGTTGCTGCCTTAACATTTTCAGTAAAAGAACTAATAGTACTTGCGCCTATAATATTTAAAGCAAAGTTAGCAATGTCTACTTTAGATGCCATTTATATCTCCTAAAAAAAAGAAGGGGGGAAAAATCCCCCCCCAACTTATTAGTCAACCACGTATTTTATGGTTAACTCAATGGTTCCTGTGCCAGCAGCACCACCCATTGTTACGGTTACTGCAACACCATCACCGTTGGTATCTGTGACTGTTCCTGACCCTAGAGCCAATGTAGCCATTATATCTACCTTTTGTGCGGATGTTGATGCAGCAGCTGCTTTGTAAGCGGCAGCGGATGCACTTACAGCTGTACCGGAACTATTGGTATGCGCTGCATAACCAACCGATAAGGTCGTAGATGAACCTAACGCATCATGCGCTAATGATCCTTCTAACAACCGTGCGTTGTGCGGAAGTATAAACATTTCAATAACATCACCAGATGCTAAAGAAGATGCTTCATATACGTCATGCGCAACACGTATTCTACCACCCATTTTATTTACTGGGTTTTTTACGGTTGGTACTGCTCTTGTGTTGGTTCTACCAACAGAGTAAACTGTAGCCATGATCTATCTCCTTTACTCGTTACAAGCAATTTCAACTACTTTTTCTTCTTCCATTCTAGTAGAACCGAATGAAGAACAGTAGTAGACTTGCGTTGCATAGGATTTATCGGAGCGTTCATCGATCTTGGCGTTTGGCTCTTTACCAATGGCAAGCTTCATACCATCTTGCGCCCATGCATAACATAAACGGCTAGTGCCATCGTCTGTTAGACGGTTGCTGGTAATAAACTTGAAGCCAACAAACGTATCAATATCACCCTGTACTAAAGCTTTGACCGTATTAAAGTCAGCACTTGTTACAGTAGTGCTATTGAGCAGATCTTCAATTTGCTCCGGCGATACAACAATGTATCTAGGAATAGATGGATCAACTGATTTTTCATCTAGTTTTTTCTTAGCCGTTACAAGCTTTGCAATGGTAAGACCAGCACTACCATGAGCAATCTTCTGTGCTGACGGTAAAGCTGTTGATGTTGAGCCAGTTGTACCTGTCTTAGCGGTACCACCCATAGCAGAAATAATTGTATCATCCATCGCTCTACCAATGGCAGCGGCGGCTGCTCTTGCATAGGTTGATGTTGGATCAATTAACATGCGTAGCTTATCCTGATCGTCAATAAGATCCGCATATTCGTAATCCGTTAATGTTACCATTCTACGGCTATGTGGCGTTTCCATTAAGGGAGTATCCCCATGTCTAGTTGTTCGAGCTTGTGCAGCTGCTTGCCCCACTTGCTCAAAAAATGCCTTATCTCCATTTACAGATTCTGAATCTACAGTATCACGCAAAAGGGAACCCATTTGCTGTGATAGCATCTGTACGTTAGCAGAATACTGCTGGACAAAGGCGGTGGTTATTTGCGTACTCAAAGCACACCTCCTGTATCTAAAGTTTCACTATGTTTTGCGTCTGATTACCTCTTGCGAGATCATTCTTGCGTCTTGAGCCGCGCTATACTGTTGACTTACAACTTGCATCAGGATCGATAAACGGTTGCCCTAAATTACATATGTTCTCTCAGCGCAAGGGCTTCCTTAACATAAAAATCGTGCTGTGGGTGCGACTTATCCCAATAAGGCGTATCTTTTGCCATAAGCTCCATAATCTTACGATTGGCCTCTTGTGGAGTCATAATAAGATCTTGTGGCTCTCCTTCCAGAGAATCCTCACCCATCGCATCAGCTAACTGCACAAACAATTTTACAATTGATGGATGATCGCCAAGCAGACGACCGTCTTGTAAAACAATATTGTCTAACGGCTCTGTAGAACCCAACAACTGCACAGCAGCA